TGATGAATGCCGCCCAGATCGGCTGGACCTATTTCCTGATTGGCTACCTGGCCAAGCGGGTGGAGGCCCACCCGGCGCCGATTATGGTGCTGTTCGCCAAAGAGAAGGACGGCAAAGCGTTCCACGATGAAAAGCTGTGCCCGGCGTTCGAAGCCTCGCCCATCCTGCGGGGCCTGATCGACGTGAGCACCAGCCGGAAGGCCGGCAACCGGTGGGATCTGAAAAGCTACCCGGGCGGCTTCCTCAAGCTGGTCGGTTCCAACAGCCCGGGCAACGTGAAGTCCACGAGCTCGGTGGGCGTCGGCGTCATTGAGGAACCGGACGACACCAGCGACGACGTGAAGCAGCAGGGCACCGCGATCGGCCTGCTGGAAGAGCGGCTCAAGCGCTACTTGGGCAGCAAGCTCATCGTTGGCGGCACCCCGACCATTCGGGACCTGAGCAAAACCGAACACCGCATCAAGCAATCGGATTGCCGGGTGCTCCCGGTGGTCTGCCACGAGTGCGGCGACGCCCACGTACTCGCCTGGGAAAACGTGAGCTGGCTGGACGCAGACGACGACTCCCCGGAGCACGAGGTATTCGGGCGGGCGCTGCCTGACACCGCAGTGTACGGCTGCCCGCACTGCGGTGCCGCCTGGGACGACGATCAGCGCCAGCGCAACGTCCGTGACACAGTGTTCAACGCCGTCGCCGCCGGCGACCCGCTCTGCGGCTGGACGCCCACGCAGCCGTTCCACGGCAGCGCTGGTTTCATGGAACTCAGCGAGCTGTACGCCTGTGTGCCCGGGACCACCCTGGCCGACGTGGTGCGCGATCACCTGACCGCCGAGTACCAGGCCACCAAGGGCGACCTGAGCGGCAAGATCACCTTCACGAACCAGAAGTTGGGCCGCACCTACGCCTACGCAACCGCGACCCCGGACGCGGAGGTGCTGCGCGAGCGCGCCGAGGACTACCGCGAATTCTGGGTGCCCCTCGGCGGGCTGATTATCACCGTCGGCGTTGACGTCCAGCGCGACCGCCTGGCGGTCGTGATGCGCGCCTGGGGCCGGGGCATGGAAAGTTGGCTGCTCTACTGGGGCGAGCTGTACGCCAAAGTCAGCACCACCGATTCCAGCGACCCGGTCTGGAAAGAACTCGACGACCTGCTGGCGACGCCCATTCAGAGCGAGGCCGGCCACCGGCTGCTGCCGCGCGCGGTCAGCATCGACAGCGGCGGGCACTCCACTGAGCAGGTCTACGAATTCGTCCGCACCCGGCAAAGCCGAGGCGTCCGGGCGATCAAGGGCAGCTCCAACGATTACGGCCGCCGCGAGATTTTCAGCGCCCCGAAGAAAACGGATTACAAGGGCAAGCGCCAAACCAAAGCCAGCAAGTTCGGCCTGCTGGTTTACCAGGTGGGGACCCACAAAGCCAAAGACCTGCTGTTCGGCGAAGGCGGGCGGCTCAGCCTGCGCGGCTCCGGGCCCGGCCGCATGCACTGGTACCAGGACGTCCGCGACGACTATTACGAGCAGCTCACCGGCGTGATCAAAGCGCCTAGCGCGCGCTTCAGCGGCAAGTTGATCTGGCACGACAAGCCCGGTCAGCCCGTGGAAGCCGCCGACTGCGAGATCTACGCGCTGCACGCGGCCTACAGCCTGCGGCTGCACACATGGAAAGACGACCGCTGGGACGAATACGAATCTCAACTGAAGCAAGGCGACATGTTCGGCGGCAAAGAGCCCGCCGGCGCCGCGCCACCGCGGCGACGCAAATCCTCTTACTGGAACTAACCCCATGGCGTACACGCAACAGGACCTAGACCGGCTCAATACAGCGATCGCGTCGGGCACCCTCCGTGTGACCCACAACGGGAAGACCACGGAGTTCCGCAGCCTCGAAGACATGATTCGTATCCGCAACATGATCGAGCGCCGGCTGGCCAGCCCCACTCGCAAGCGGCAGGCCGTTTACGCGCCCACGTTTGATCGGGGGTACCAATGACAGCCCGGCGCACGCGGGCCCGAGTCGTTACTGATCGCCTGCGCGCCGTGAACGGCTACGACGGCGCCGGCAAGGGCCGCCGCAACACCTGGACGCGAGGCCGCGACACCAGCGCCAACGCTGAGAGCCGGGCGGCCCTGCCGATCCTGCGGGCCCGGCACCGGGAAATGGTGCGCAACAACGCTTATGCCGCGAGCGCTGTGCGGGTGCTAACCAGCAATATCATCAGCACCGGTATACGCCCGCGCGCGGTGTCTGAGGATGCGTTGAAAGATCGTCGCGACCAAGCGCAAAAAAGCATGCTCCAGTGGTGTGAGAGCACCGCCATCGACTACGACGGGCGGCATGACCTGTATGGAATCCAGGCCTTGGCGGTCCGCACAGCGATGGAAGCTGGGGATGCCTTGCTCGTGCGCGTGACGCAGCGTGATCCGCGTTCACCAGTACCCCTGAAGGTTCGGCTGCTGGAAGGCGATTACCTGGACCACACCAAGAACGGCCCCATGGCCAGTGGCTATGCCGTTCAAGGGGTGCAGTTCAATAAGCAGCATCAGCGCGTCGGTTATTGGCTCCACCAGAATCACCCTGGGGACGCGTTAGCCAGCCTGGCGCCGATGACCGGTAGCAAGCTGACACCCGCTGAGGACGTGATCCACCTCTATGAAATGCTGCGCCCGGGTCAGGTTCGCGGCGTGCCGAGAGGGACCGCTGCCCTGATGCGGATGAAGAACCTGGACGAATACCAGGATGCCCGCATCGAAGCGCAGAAGAGCGCAGCCTGTTTGGTGGGGGCGGTGATTGAGCCTGATGGCGAAGGCGACCGTAAAGGCGATGTCTTGCCGGAGCGGCTGGAGCCCGGCATGTTCCCCCGCCTGGCGCCGGGCGAGGACGTGCGATTCAGCACGCCGCCCAGCGTCAGTGGTCACGGGGAGTTCGTCAGCGTCGAGCAACACGGTATCGCGATCGCTTATGGCGTGCCGCACGAATCGCTGACCGGTGATTTGAGTGAGGTGAATTACAGCAGTGCTCGGCTGGGGTATCTGCAGTTCCAGCGAGACATCGAGCGCTATCGCTGGGGCACGTTCATTCCCACTGTGGGTGAGGGCATCGACCGATGGTTCACCGACGCGGTCCAACTCACCGGTCTGAATATGGAAGGGATCACCTGGGAATGGGCGCCGCCGGAGCGCGAGCTGTTGGACCCGTCGCGCGAGGTCGGCCCCATGATCCTGATGAACCGCGCCGGCTATCGCTCGCTCCGCGGCACCATCCGCAGCACTGGCTACGAACCCGATGCCATCCTCAAAGAGATCGATGAGGAACGCCGGTGGCTGAAGGAGCGCGGAATCATCCTCACCACCGACGCCGGCCTCACCAGCAACGCTGGTGTCACGCAAGCCCGGCAGGGCGAAATCGGCTTCCCTGATCCGGCCAACGACCCGGCCAACGATTAACCGGAGACCCCCATGCACCGCTTCAAGAAAACGGCGTTGGCCTCGGCCATCGGCGCCGGCCGGCAATTGTCTGCAACTAACAGAATCAATAGCCAAGGCGAGCTGTTGCTCTACGGCGTCATCGGCGACTGGTTCGATAGCCTGGACGCCGCCACAGTCATCAGCGAACTGGAAAGCCTCAGCGGTGACAACACCCCGCTCACCGTGCGCATCCACAGTGATGGCGGTTTTATCACCGAAGGCCTGGCGATCTACAACGCCTTGGTGAACAGCCAGCGGCGTGTAGAGATCCGCATCGACGGCATCGCCTTGAGCATGGCCAGCGTGATCGCGATGGCTGGTGATGTCGTGCGCATCCCCGCCAACGCCTATCTGATGATTCACAAGCCCTGGAACGGTGCCGTCGGCGACGCAGAAGAACTTCGCCGTG